TGGCTGGCGTGGAAACATCAACAGGAGGCACTGAATGGAAAATAACAACACCACGTTTGAAGACAAAGCCCCCGAAATCCTGCTGGATTTAGCAGAACACACCAAAAAACTGTTAATGGAAAAGCACCGATTTACCGAAGACAAAGCCAAACAAATCGGCGTGGAACTTGCCCAATGTATCGCTGAAAACTGGGGTGGCGAAGTGATCTATATTCCAAAGGCGCTCTTGATTGCACTAAGTGAACGCGATCTGGCAATTTGGCGCGATTTTAACGGCAGCAACCAACGCGAACTGGCACGCAAATATGGTGTGTCAATGCAATGGGTCTATCAAATTGTGAAAAAAGTACAAAAAGAAGAAGTCGCCAAACGGCAGTTTGATATGTTTAAATGATTTTCGCTTTTGGGGCTTGACGCAAACACAAAAAAAGGTTAATTTTGCGATCAAGCTTCCAAAAAAAGCGACAGTACGGCTAGTGCAACCGTTATTTGTGCTATTTTTTTACCCGTAATTTGAGCGTCGGAATGCCAAGAGCATCAGAACGCCCAAGTGCGGTAGAAAAATTAAACAATTTTAATCAATGGTCGAGAGTGCGAGGAATACAATACCGCAAGGGAATAACTCCGCTGTTTACTGTACAGTTTTTGGCTCTCGACCGCCCTACCAAAAATAGGGTTTCCACAAAAAGGAAAAATACAGTATGACAAATTTACCTATCAATGCCTTTACTGGCACTATCAATAATCAACCTACCCTTTTAATTAATGCTCGTGATCTTCATAAAGTATTGCAGGTCAAAACTCGTTTTGATATTTGGATTAATCGCCGTTTAGAAGATAATCTCTTTTTAGAAAATGTTGATTTTTTGAACGTGATCAAATCTGAACGTGTTAAAACTGGGGTATGGGGAAGTCGTGAAATGGAAGTGAAAGACTACCACCTCACCATCGACACCGCCAAACATCTTTGCTTAATGGAACATAGCGAAATCGGCTATCAAATCCGTCAACAATTTATCGAAGACGATAACAAAATGCGTGCCTTAATTCCGCAATTAACCGCTGAATTAGCCGAAACGAAGCAACAGCTTATTAGTATTCCCACCTTTCTCCGTCAAAACCCAAACCACGCCTATCGTCTTGCAGAACAGGCAAAATCCGCTTTTCTAAGCATCAACCCTAACGCCAAAGCCTTACAACGCTATCGTGAAATGGGGCTAACCAATAGTGAAATAGCGACCTTACTTAACCTTACCCCATCACAAGTAAAACGCTTAATTACGCAAATGATTAAACTTGGCTTTTTTGATGCCAAAAATGGCAATCAATACACCACTAAACAGCTAAATTTATGGGAATAAGGAGCGAGATTATGTTAAGAATTGAATTTGAAGATCTGTTAAGAAATAATGAACGCATGATAGGTGCCTTGCACTTTTTAAGCTATATCACTGAAATTGCTGAAAATAGCGCTACACCTGATTTAATTGGTATGTCGGACTTGCTGGCAGTATTAGCCGATGCGAGCCGCCAACAAAAGGATAATTTAAAACTGATTTTAACAATGACAGAACAGCGAGAGCAAGAGAATGTAGAATAAATGTGATTAAAGTCTTTAAAGCGCTTTAAAATCAAAATTCACCGCTAAGTTTTAAACTCTCTTTAAAGCTAATTTAAAGGGAGTTTTTTATGTCATTACCCATCCTAAAAATCGTGATTCACTGTTCTGCCACCCAAAACGGCAAGCAACTCAGAAATAAAACCGAAACTGCTGCGCAAGTGATTGATCGCTGGCATCAGCAACGAGGATTCAAGCGTCAATCGTGGGCGTATCGCACCTTTAATCCGCATCTACAACACGTTGGCTATCACTACATTATCGACACTGACGGCACTGTTGAAACCGGGCGCAAGGTCGGCGAAACCGGTGCGCACGTTAAAGGGCATAATCAAAACAGTATCGGCATTTGCCTTGTTGGCGGCATCACCATTGACGGCAAAAACTACGGACGCTACACCGCCAAGCAGTGGCAAGCATTGCACCGATTATTATGTGAATTAGAAAGTCAACATCCAAGCGCCAAAATTTGCGGGCATCGTGATTTATCGCCTGACTCAAACGGCGACGGCACCATTACACCAAACGAATGGCTTAAAGATTGCCCGTGCTTTGATGTTTGGAGTTGGCTTGATAGCGGTGAAGTGATTAATGTTGATCATCTGTTTAAGGATTAAGACGCAAAATGAAACTCACCGAACTGATTACCAACGACAACGGTCGCCTTAGTACAACTGCCTTTATTCAGTTTTTCGGGGCATTACTGATGGCAGGGATTTTAACTTATTGCGTCTATTTAGACCGTAGTTACACGCCTGAGCTGTTTATGACGTTTGCTATTTTCTGTGCCGGTGGTGCGGCGACCAAAGGTTTTGCTAATGCTATCGGTAAAGGAGGCAAACAATGACATTAAGTGCTTATATCTGGCTGACTATCATTGCCTTGCTCGGCGCGCTGTTTGCCTTTTTGTGGCTCAAAGTGGCGCAGGCAAAAAAGCAAATCGCCGCTTATCAGCAAATTGCTGAGCGGCTTAAACAGCAACAAGCTATATCGCAAGCGCAAATTAAAAACTATCAGGAGAAAGCGAAAAATGAAGAAAACAGTCGTAACGTTAGCCGTGATGATGTTGTTGACCGCTTGCAGCAAGCCGGCGACTTACGTGATTAATAGTAGTTGTGCCGGTTTTGGCTTAATTAAAGCCAGCCGACAGGATACCGCTGAAACCTTGCGTCAAATATGGGTGCATAACCAAACCTATCGTGCAATTTGCAGCAAGGAGGCTGAAAATGGCAGAAATCCTTGATGTGGTGCAAAAACATTGGGGGATTATCCTCTCTGTTGCCGGTTTTGTCGGGTTTATTGTTAGGTTGACAATGGACAGTAAATACATCAAACGTGAAGAAATGCACAGCCTGAAACAGACCGTCAGCCACAACGAACACCGACTGGACGCATTGGAAACCAAAGTGCAGGATTTGCCAACCACCAGCGACCTTGCCGAAATCAAAATTTTAATCGCAAAGCTGGACGGCAAAAGCGACAAAATCGCAACAAAGGTTGAAGGGTTAAGCCATCAAGTACAACTGTTGATAGAAAAAGAGGTAAAGAATGGATAAATATAATATTTTTGCACAAGACCAACGCTTAGTAATTTTACGCTCTTTAGTGGAAGCGAATAACGATGCGAACGAAAGTATTTTACAAGATTGCCTAGACTTATACGGACACCGCATCAGTCGCGACCAAGTGCGTTCACATCTGCTTTGGTTAAAAGAGCAAGGGTTGATTGAGCTAAAAGACATCGCCGGCTGTTATGTCGCCTATCTGACCGCCCGAGGTTTGGACGTGGTGCAAGGTCGCACCGAAGTGTATGGCGTTAAAAAGCCGCTGTTGCGCTGATTTAAACCGACATCAAACCCGATTTAAAGGAGGTTTAAATGAGTGATAAAAAAACACGAGGACGTGCCTCAAAAGTGGATTTATTGCCACCTCATATCCGTCAAGAATTGTTATTACGTTTGCGCGATAAATCGCACAGTCAGCAAGATATCCTTGAGTATATCAACAGTTTGATTGATGAAGCGGGACTAGGGGCGGAAATGAAATTAAGTCGTACCGGCTTAAATCGCTATGCCTCGCGTATGGAAGAATTTGGGGCAAAAATTCGGGCAAGTCGACAAATGGCGGAAGTGTGGACAAAGCAGCTTGGCGAAATGCCCGATAGCGACGTCGGTAAATTATTGCTTGAGTTTGTTAAAACGCTTGCCTTTGAAACATCAATGAGTATGAGCGAATCGGGAAAAGAAATTAGCCCGAAAGTATTGGGGCAATTAGCGTTAGTTGCGCAACGCATTGAGCAAGCACAGTCAGTCAACTATAAACGCGAAAAAGAAATCCGTGAAGATGTGATTGCACAAGCCGCCAAAGCGGTCGAAGAAGCCGGTAAACAATCCGGAATGGCGATTGCCGACGTGGAAAAAATGATGAGAGCGGTTTATGGCATTAGCGACTAACACCCTATTGTATGGCTATCAACAGCGTTGGCTACAGGATAACAGCCGTTTCAAAGTGGCAATGTTTGCCCGTCAGACCGGCAAAACTTTTACCACTACATTAGAAATTGTGTTGGATTGCCTAGCCGCAGAAGCACGTGGTGAGAAAGCTCGTTGGGTGATTTTGTCGCGTGGGGAGCGCCAAGCCAAAGAGGCAATCAATGAGGGCGTTAAACGCCACCTTGAGGCGGTGGGCGTCACCTGCAAAATCGCCGAAGTGCCGTTTGACCCCACCATTAACGCCTTAGAGGTGATTTTTCCGCACGGTTCCAAAATCACCGCGTTACCCGCTAATCCAGACACCGCGCGCGGATTTAGCGCCAATGTCTTTTTAGATGAGTTTGCTTTTCACCAAGACAGTCGTGAGATTTGGAAAGCGCTGTTTCCGGTGATTTCCGCCGGCTGGAAACTGCGCGTAGTCAGTACCCCGAACGGCAAAGGCAACAAGTTTTATGAATTAATGACCGATTTAACCAATACAGAATGGTCACGGCATACGGTCGATATTTATCAAGCGGTCGCTGACGGCTTACCGCGAGATATTGAACAGCTACGTAAAGGCTTAAATGATGAGGATGCGTGGGCGCAGGAGTTTGAACTGAAATGGTTGGATGAAGCCAGCAGTTGGCTTTCTTATGACTTAATTGACAGTGTTGAACACCCTTTGGCAGGTTTGCCTGAACATTACACCGGTAACCCGTGCTTTGTTGGGATGGATATTGCCGTACGTAGCAACTTAACGGTGATTTGGGTGCTAGAACTGGTTGGTGATGTTTATTGGACGCGGGAAATTGTTACGCTAAAACGTGTTACTTTGCGTGAACAATTAGCTGAGCTGGATCGTGTAATGCACCATTATAACGTCATTGCTTGCAACCTCGACCAAACAGGGATGGGTGAAAAAATGGTGGAAGATGCCCAATATCAACACGGCAAACAGCGAGTACAAGGCGTGCTGTTTAACGTGGTAACTAAACTTAATATGGCGACCATCGGCAAAAATGCGTTTGAAGATAGAAGAATCCGCATACCACAAGGTGATAATGCCTTGCGTGAAGATTTGCACAAGCTCAAAAAAGTCACAGGTTCAACGGGGCAACCTCGCTTTGTGGCGGAAAACGACAGTAGCGGCCACGCCGACCGCACGTGGGCGTGTTTTTTGGCGTTGCTAGCTGCCAATGAGGCGGTATTGCTACCGGTGAAAGCCTCCAGCCGTAAACCGCGGCAGAGTAAACGAATTACAGAGGGATATTAAAATGGCGAATAAAAAACAGGATATGATCAACGTGATTGCGACCCGAGCACAGGCGATAGATTACTACGCCATCGGCTATTATTTGCCAAACCCTGATCCGGTGCTAAAAAAGATGGGGCGAGATATCAGTGCTTATCGCGAAGTGTTGGCAGATAGTCATGTTGCCGGTTGTGTCCGTCGACGTAAAGCGGCGGTCAAAGGCTTAGAATGGCGAATCACGCCAACCGGGCGTGAGGATGTAGATGAACAACTCGAGGCGATTTTTGATGCGCTCCCACTCCATCAAATTATGTCACAAATTTTAAACGCTACCCTGTTCGGTTACCAAGCGTTGGAGGTGGTGTGGCGTTATGCGGAGGGTATTTGGCAACCGCTTGATATTCAGGGTAAACCGCCGGAATGGTTTGTGTTTGATGAGGATAATCAGCTAAAACTGCGTACCAAAGCCAATCCGGTGGGTGTCGCTTTGCCGGAGAAGAAATTTTTACTCGCCACCCAAGATGCCACCTATGAAAATCCATACGGACAAGGCGATTTATCCAAATGCTTTTGGGCAGCGACCTTTAAAAAAGGTGGGTTTAAGTTTTGGTTGGAATTTACCGAAAAATACGGCTCACCGTGGTTAGTCGGTAAACATCCACGCACTGCTACCCCGGTCGAAACCGAAGATTTGCTTGATAGTCTCGAGCAAATGCTCGGCACGGCGGTCGCCGCTATTCCGGACGATAGCTCAATTGATTTGTTGGAAAGTGCTAGCAAAGGCGGCAGCTCACAAGTGTTTGATGACTTTTTGCGTTACTGCAAGTCCGAAATCAGTGTTGCCATTTTAGGGCAAGACCAAACGACCGAAGCTGATAGTAATCGTGCCAGTGCTACCGCTGGACTGGAAGTGTTGGAAGATATTCGCGATGATGATGCTCGCTTAGTTGAAAGCGTGTTTAATCAGCTTTTAAGCTGGCTTTGTGAGCTTAATTTTGCAGTCGACCAATTACCAAAGTTCGAGTTGTTTGAGCAAGAAAGTGTAGATAAATTGCAAGCTGAGCGTGATGAGATTTTATCTCGTATCGGTGTGAAATTTAGCGCGCAATATCTGCAACGCACCTACAGCTTTGAGGACGGCGATATTGAGTTAGTCGCTGAAAAGGCTGATAAGCCACAAGCCCAGTTTGCCGAACCAGAAATGCCAAAAAATATCGCCGATGGTATTGTTGAACAGCTCGAAGTGGAGGGTGAGCCTTATGTCGAAAGCTGGTTGCAACAGGTGCAGGACAGACTCTCTCAAGCAGAAAGTTTAGAAGATTTTCGTAACCGGCTGGACAGCTTAATCCCTGAATTGAGTTTTGCTGAATATGGCGAATTGCTGGCTCAAGCAATGACAGTGGCAGAGTTAGCGGGGAGACAATCTGTACATGATGAGCGCCGTAAGGATAAATAATGACAGCATTTACCTTTGAAGAACAAATTAAATTTTTCCGTAAAAAATTAGCCATACCTTCCGAAAACTATATGGATATTTATGGAGAGATGCATAACTATGCCTTTGCTGTTGCTGGAGCGAATACAGTAGAGTTGATCACATACTTTAAAGAAGCAGTGACGGCATTTATCGAACAAGGAGATACACTCGAAGATTTCCGTAAGCGTTTTGATGAAATAGTGGATAAAACAGGCTGGGAATACAAAGGCGGTCGAAATTGGCGAACCAAGGTTATTTACGATACAAATCTTTATTCTAGTTACAATCACGGTCGATATATCCAGCAACGAGAACTAATGGATGTGCTACCTTATTGGCAATATCAACACAATGATAATGCATACCCACGACTAGAACATTTAAGTTGGGATGGTTTAGTATTGCCTGCAACCGATAGCTGGTGGGATTACCATTATCCCATTCGAGCTTATGGCTGTCATTGTACAGTACAAGCTCTTGATGATTACGACTTACAGCAAAATAATCTGAAGGTATCGACAGCACCAAAAATTGAATGGGAAGAAAAAATTATTGGTAAGCGTTTAGGTAATCCACAACTTGTGCGAGTACCTAAAGGGGTTGATCCCAGTTTTGAACATAAGAAAAGCCTTACCCCGATTGCTCAAATAGATCAGATGCTAATGCATAAGTTAGAGCAAAAATCACGCCAACCACATACTGGCGTGACGAAAGAGTTTGTATCAAAAGCAGTACGAAAATTGCTAGATAATCCAGCAATAATGCAGGCAATGAACCAATCAATGAAAGGTTGGGTGAATGATATTAGTCGTTACGTTGATGAAACAGATAAAATCAAGAAAGCCCAAATTATCGCACCAATACAAAATTTTAAGTATTTAGGCACACTGCCCACTGAAGTGTTATCAAAATTACCAATAGAAACTGAATCTGCAATGATTGCGATTGATAAAGGACAAATGATTCACGCTTTAAGAGAGTTAAAACAAAGTGCTGGAATTGCATTGCCTGTAGAGTTTTGGGAGAGTCTTCCATCTAAAATTCAGTATCCAGATGCTATTTTATGGGATAAAAATCAAGCGGAACCTAGTTTGTTATTTATTTACCAAACCGAACAAGGTAAGGTTTCTATAAAAATCAATTATGAAGCGAAACCCAAAGACTTACAAAGTGGTAAAAACTGGGCTACAAAGATGAATATGGTAATTACAGGTTCGTCTTTTAAGGATACAACCGCATTAAAAGACTTTGATGTGTTATGGGGAACTCTGCAATAGTTCGCCTGACTCGAACAGGATAATACCCCTTTTACAGCGTAACCATTACCTAATTGGAAACCCCTATTGCAGAGTATTTGAGCAGTAAACGTAGCAAAGCTACGTCTACTTTGCTATGAGCATATATCTATTTATTCAGACGTTCAAGCATTTTGTTTAAATGTCGGATAGCTCGTTGCTCAAGTGATGTTATATCATCTTCGCTGACACCAAGCCAAGGGCGAGATGGTACATTAACTTTTTTGGCAAACCCTAATTCTCCGCCTTGCAATGCTAAAGCCTTTTTACGTTTTGGGATAATAACCGCACCAAATTGGTGTGTAGGCGCATATTTGACAGGTGATCCAAATTCTAAAGAATCTGCCCCAATATTATATGCTAATGTATTATGTAACTCTCCTGTAGCCCGAAGAATACCACCTCGTTTTTTGGTTTTCTTATACCAAGACTGTAAGGGCTTCCATTTTTTACCGTCCGGGGCCATCTCTTTTTTTATTCGAGTTTGATGTTGTTTTCGTAGTTCTTCGCCCAACTCGCCATAAAGTTTTCTTGGTTGTTTTAGCTGTTTGGCAATTTCATCAATCACTTTGATTGCTTTGGTATCATCAAGTTTAATGCTGATCATAGGTTATTCCTTGTGTTAGAATTTAAACACTTTAACAGAATTTCGTAAGGAAGCCTAAATGATACCTAAAATTTTCACAAGTGATACGCAATATATTCCAGATGAAATTAACCTGAAAAAAGCGAGTAGTAATGATTACTGGGAGTTGCATCGAATGGCTACGGCTTTTAAAGATAATAAAGATTGGGAGGGTGCATTAGCTTGTTTAAAAGTCGCAAAATATCTTTCAGTAACAATTGGCGGCTCTATTACAACTCAATCGCTTCTACGGCTTCCGCTATTTCTGCAACAGGCGGGAAAATTTGAAGAAGCTAAATTTGAACTTCAAGATCTTTATGAAAGTGCAGAAGCTATTGCAAAACAGCAATCTATTGGAATAACCCACAATCAGGCTTTATTTCAACAGAAATTTAAGGCGTTATTTCTTGAGTATCTGTTTGATAAGGCACGTTTGATTTATAAGCGACAAAAATTATTACCGCAATCGGAAGAATTTGCACAAACGAGTAAAACATATCAATCAGAAGTAACGTATATCAATGAGTTGTTAGAAAAGCAATGTCAAATTGATAGAGAAGAGTACTATAATTCGCTTGATAATGAAGATGAAGAAGATGACGATATTCTTCTTATTGATGACAAAAAAAATGAAACTTTCACTAAAAAGGAAGAGATTTTTTACTCAATCATTGGATGGTCATTTATCATTGGTATTGGTTGGCTAATCATTCACTTTATATTTTAGCCAAATCGACCAAAATCTGTAATATCGGCTAATTTTCAAAATAACACCATAAAACGCACGCTGTGGCGTTTTTCTCTTTCGGTAATATGATTTATCATCTGAAAAAATTTAAACGCACCTTAAAAGATTTAAACGGCATTTAAACGGCATTAAAAATCTATTCTGCCGTTATTTTCCTTTTTTTTCTTTCTCACTCTCCCATCTAAAATCTTTAAAGGGCTTTAAAATCAATTTATATGCCCAATCGCTACACTAGCGTCATCAATTCAAAGGAGACGCTATGGAACTTATCGAAATCTTTCGTGCCGGCACCAGACAAGATGCTAACGGCAACACTGTCACTATTACCGCCGATGATTTAAAAACCATTGCCGCCAATTACAGCACCCAGTACCACGAAGCGCCAATAGTGATCGGTCATCCGAAACACGACAACCCGGCTTATGGCTGGATTAAGGGCTTAGTGGCGGAGGGCGAGGTGTTAAAAGCCGAACCGCAACAGGTCGACAGTGAATTTGCCGAGTTGGTGCGTGAAGGCAAGTTTAAAAAAATCTCGGCGGCGTTTTATTTGCCCAACAGCGCCAACAATCCAAAACCGGAAGGCTTTTATTTACGCCACGTCGGCTTTTTAGGCGCAATGCCGCCGGCGGTCAAAGGCTTAAAAGACCCGGTCTTTGCCGATAGCGACACCGAATTTGTTGAGTTTAGTGATTGGGCAAACGCCTCGCTCTGGCAGCGGCTGCGTGATTTTATTATCGAAAAATTCAGTCTTGCTGATGCCGATAACGTGTTACCGGCGTGGCAAGTGCAAAGCCTACAAGAAGAGGCAGTGCGTGAAGAAGTCAAACAAACTTATGACACGCCACCTTCACCTATTTTTAATGAACCCGATAATCAACCAAAAGGAGGAATTATGTCGGAACAAGAAACGCAACGTCTTGCGGAACTTGAAGCTGAAAATGCACAGCTAAAAGCGGCACAGGCACAAGCACAACGTGAAAAAATGCAGGCTGAAAATGCGGCATTTGCGGAAAGTTTGATCGCTGAAGGCAAACTCTCGCCGAAGCAAAAAGACACTACGTTAGCCTTGCTGAATGCGGAACACGACAGTGCAGCATTTTCTGAAAGCGAATTTAAACAGCGTTTAAAAACGTTTTTAACCGAACTGCCGAAGTCGGTCGAATTCGCCGAAGTGGCAACCAAAGACAAGGTCGCCGAGCCGCAAGATGAGAGCGTGGAATACGCCGAAGGTACTGACCCGGCAAGCATTGAGATGGACAAAAAAGTCCGAGCCTATATGAAAGCGCACAACGTTAGTTACGTTGAGGCTTTTAACGCAATTACCCAATAACGCAAAAGGAGAAAATGAATGGCAACACACGATTTAGCAAAACTCCGTGTTCAAGACCCCGTATTAACCCAGTTGGCACAAGGTTATTACAACAACGAGCTGATTGGCGAAACGCTTATGCCGGTAGTCGAAATTGACAAAGAAGCCGGCAAAATTCCGACGTTCGGACGCTTGGCGTTCCGCCTGCCGACTACCGTGCGCAACTTGCGCGGTGCCTCAAACCGCTTAGAGCCGGAAGATATTGGCTCGATTGACGTGGCGCTCGAAGAGCACGATGTTGAATATGCGATTGACTACCGTGAAGAGAACGAGGCGATTTTCTCATTGCGTCAATTTGCCCTTAACACCACCCAAGATGTGATTGCACTCGGACGTGAAAAAGCGATTGCGGATGCGGCGCAAAATGAAGCCAACTATGACACCACTAACAAAATTGTGTTATCCGGTGAATCACAGTTTAGCCACGAAAACTCCGACCCATTTGCGATTTTTGACGCGGCAAAACGGGCAATTAAACGTTCCATCGGGCGTAAAGCCAATGTCTGCATTATCGCCGGCGATGTATGGCAAGTCTTAAAAAGCCATCCGAAAGTGATTGAAAAAATCAAATACGTACAAACCGGCATTATTACCCCGGAGATTTTTGCCAAATTGATTGATGTCGACACCGTCAAAATCGGTGAGGCAGTTTATGAAGCGTCCAATACTCTCAAAGATATTTGGACGGATACCGTGGTGTTGGCATATGTTGCGCCGCGCTCAACCGAGAAAAAAGGCACGGTGTATGAGCCAAGTTACGGTTATACCGTACGTCGCAAAGGTGGCTTGTTTGTTGACCGTTACGTCGAAAACGGCGGCAAATTGGAAGTGGTGCGTACCACCGACATTCACAAACCGCACTTGGTCGGTAAACCTGCCGGCTATCTGATTAAAGACTGCTTAGCTTAGGAGGTTGGAATGGCACGTACGACCAAACAAACAGAAGCCGTATTAACCGCAGTGGTTGCTCACACTGCCATTTTACATAACGGCAAGCGCTATGACGTAGGCGAGGAAATCTCGCTCACTGAAGCGGAATATCATCGTTTAGCTGTGTATGTCACGCTAAAAGATGCGAAAGCACTCGAAAAAGCAAAAGCGGAAGCAGAAGCCATCGCACAAGCATTAGTAGAACAAGCCAATGCGGAAGCAGAGGCAAACGCGAAGGAAGCGGAAGCAACTGAAAAAACAGATAAAAAGGAAAAATAATGTATATCACGGCAGAAATGTTAGTAGCAGCGTTTAGTCGCAATATCTTAGTCCAACTAAGTAATGATGACAGTCGAGCGACAGAGATTGCCTTACCTGTTATTCATACTGCGATTCAAGTGGCTAGTGAACGCATTGATGCCGCCTTACGTTCTCGTTATCCATTACCGTTGTCGGAAACCCCAACGGTCATTAGTCAGCATTGCTTATCATTGGCTCGTTATTGGCTTTATGCTCGTCGTCCAGAAATGAAAATGCCTGAAACGGTCAAGGAAACTTACCATCAGGCAATTAAAGAGTTAGAGCAGATTGCCACAGGTAAACTGCATCTTGGGGTAACAACGCTAGATGAGACGCGTGTTGATGACTTATTGCCTGATAGCGGTGAGTTTAAAGTGCGTGCGGCAAGCAAATTCAATACGGACGGTTACTGATGTCAGCAACGTTACCGATTTTAACCGCAATACAGCAACATTTGTCAGAAGCGTTACCTGATTGGCAAGTTGAGCTTATGCCGGATAACCCAAGTGATTATTATCTAGCTCACCCCAACGGCGTAGTGTTGATTGGTTATGTCGGCTCGACATTTGGTAAGTTGCGCGCCACTGACATTGTTAGTCAATCTCGCACCGTGCGCATTATGCTCACCGTTATTAGTCGTAATTTGCACAATGACAATGGAGCGTTGTTACTACTCGACCAACTCAGGCTGTTAATTGTTGGCTACAAGCCGCCAAATTGCAGCGAATGTTACTTGGTCAGCGAGCAATTTGACGGCGAAGAAAGTGGCGTTTGGCAGTATCAGCTCGTGTTACAGGTTGACACAGTACAAGTGCAACAAACGAAAACTCAAGATTTACAAAAATTGGTTGAAGTGATTACTCGTCGCAAGGGGCGTCCACTCGACCCAAGATTAACAAAAAAGGAGACAACTTAATATGGCTTATCATCATGGCTCAGAAACGATTCGCGAGAATGGCGGCAGCGTCCCAGTTAGTCAAGTTGACGGTGCGATTGTCGGGATTGTCGGCACAGCCCCTGTGGGTGATGTCAATACACTCAAACTCTGTATCACGAAAAAAGATTTTGCGCAGTTCGGTAACATCTTAGATAAAGGCTACTCGCTTTGTGATGCGTTAGATATATTGAGTCGCTATGCGGCAGGGCAAGTGTATGTGATTAACGTGTTGGATCCAACTAAACATCGCACGACAGTTGCAGACGAAGCCTTAACGCTAGATGTTAATACATTGACAGCGAATACCAAGAAAGTGGGTTTAATTGAACTAACCGTCAAAGCGGGCGTAGAAGTATTAGTTGCTGGCAAAGATTACAATGCAGATTTGTTGACTGGGGAAATTCGCTTTACTGCCAATAAAACCAATGTCACTGCAACTTACAGCTATGCCGACCCAACCAAAGTCACCGAAGCAGATTTGCGCGGTGGGGTAAATACGCAAACAGGTGTACGGACGGGCTTTGAGATGTTACGTGCGGGGTTTAACTTATTCGGTACAGATGCCAAGATTTTAATCTGCCCGCAGTACGACGCAACGGCAACTATGACGGCATCGCTTGAAACGCTCGCAAGTCAATTAAACGCGGTGGCGTATGTACAAGCACCACTTGGCACCACCTTTGCCAAAGCAATTCAGGGACGCGGTCCAGAGGGGACGATTAACTTTAAGACTAGCTCTGACCGCACAGAACTCTTTTTTCCGCATGTTATCGGTGAGCGTAACACATTAGAGAGTTTAGCGACCCATGCCGCAGGCTTGCGTATGTTGACTGATGTAGAGCAGGGCTACTGGTACAGTATCTCTAATCGTCAGCTAAAAGGTGTTATCGGGGTTGAAGTGGCACTCACTGCGCGTATTGATGATAAACAAAGCGAGACGAATCGCCTCAACGCAGTTGGTATTACCACGGTCTTTAATAGTTTTGGCACCGGTTTTCGAATGTGGGGTAACCGTCTAGCGTGCTACCCGACGGTGACGCATATCAGTAACTTTGAAACCGTCCAACGCACTGCCGATTTAATCGATGAAAGTATTCGTCGCGTTGAGCTGCAATATATGGATTTGCCGATTGATGAAGCGTTGTTAGACAGTCTTATTGGGACAGTGGAAACCTATTTGAGCACCTTAAAATCCATTGTGGGTTATAGTGTCAGTCTTGATCCTGATGCCAATCTCGTTGATGCCTTTAGCCAAGGACAGGTGCCATTGCAATATGACTTTACACCGAAAATCCCAGCAGAGCGCATTACTAATAACTCTATCGTAACGCGTAAATATCTCGTTAACTTAGTTTCAGGAGGTCAATAATGAGTGCGGTAATTAATCAAGTCGATAACGCTAACGTCTATATCAACGGCAATAGCTTAATTGGCAAAGCGAAAACGATTAAACTGCCTGAATTTGAAGTGGAATTTATCGAACACGACAATTTAGGGTTAGTGGGGGTGATTAAATTGCCGAGCAAGGTTAATGCGTTGGAGGGCGAGGTAACGTGGGACGGTTTTTATCCGGAAGTGGCGGCGGTTGCCGGTAATCCGTTTAAAACGGCACAATTGATGGTGCGTGCAGATGTAAGAGTCTTTAATGCTGCTGGTATGGCGGAAGAAGTGCCGTTGGTGCTGACATTAAATGCGATGTTTAGCAAGGTCAATCTTGGTGAATACAAGAAAGAGCCAACTGAATATCCGATGACGTTTCAGGTGCATTCAGTGAAGCAAATGATCAATGGCAAAGAAGTGCTGTTCTATGACGCCTTCAGTAACCAATATCGTGTTGCAGGACAGGATATTTTACAAAAATACCGTGCCAATATCGGACAGTAAAATCTTTAAACGGCTTTAAAATCAAATTTAAACCTGTTTAAGTAAACTCCTTAGTAGAAATTAACCAAACCTACTAAGGAGTTTTTTTATGTCAGCAGAAATTGTGAAATTGGATTACCCCATCCGTGACGGCGAGGGTAAAGAAATTACCGAATTACATATTCGCCGCGCCAAAGCAAAGGATATTCGTAAATTGCGCAGCACAACGGAGGTGGAGCAAAGTATTGAATTGCTTGCCGCCCTGACGGGATTAGTCCCTGAAGATATTGATGAGCTTGATGTGGCTGATTTTACTAAAGCCTCGGCAGTCATTGAAAAAATGCTAAAGGGAAAGTCGGCATTAGCCAAATAGATGAGGTATTAGCGGATTTAGCGTGGTGGTTCGGTTGGCAACCAAGTGAGCTGGAAGAGATGACGTTAGACGATGTTGCTATATGGTATCAGCAAGCAAAGCGTCAGATCAAAGCAAATTATACGAAAGCCGCTATTTAGCGGCTTTACGGTTAAACACAGTGCCAATAAGCCAAAGTACAAACAAGATAGCCGAAATAACCCCAATTACGGTGGTTGTGATTGGATAGGTGGTGTAAATCATACCACCTAAAATGCTAACAATAAAAAAGGCAGACAGTGCGATTACTGTAATGATCGCAGTTGAAACCATTTCAAAAATAATTTTCATCACTACCTCCTCATAAACCTAATAAAGGGACTATAACTTATGGGATCGAATTTAGCAATATCTTTAATCATTGGTGCGTCTGTTACTGGTGCAGTAAGGGGGATTAAATCACTCTCTAATAGCCTTAAACTCTTTCGCGACAACACACTATCTACCAAAAATAAGCTAACAGCATTGGCAACACAGGCAGGGATTAGTCTAGGTAGCGCTGCTTCTACCTTATCTGCATTAAGTTCGACAGTGCTTGCTGCCTCAAAGCCAGCGATTGCCTTTGAAAGTGCAATGGCAGATGTTAAGAAAGTCGTTGATTTTAAAACGCCTGAAGGATTTAAAAACCTCTCAAAAGATATCTTAGAACTTACCCGCACGTTACCAATGACATCCGAAGAGCTTGCCGTCATTACCGCCTCTGGTGGGCAGCTTGGTGTAGCTGAAGAGGATTTAAAAGAATTTACCACGACGATTGCTAAGATGTCGGTTGCCTTTGATATGTCCGCTGAAGACAGTGGCGATGCAATGGCAAAACTGGCGAACGTGTATAAAATTCCGATTAAGGAAATTGGAAAATTAGGTGATGCTATCAACGAATTGTCAAACTCCAGTCCAGCTAAAGCCAGTGATATTGTTAGCACGCTTGGACGGATAGGTGGGGTAGCTAAACAATTTGGTTTAACCGAAAATGCGGCAGCGGCGTTAGCGAATAGCTTTATTTCTTTAGGGAAAGCACCGGAAGTCGCTGGTACCGCAATCAATGGCATGTTGACAAAATTGATGACCGCTGACAAAGGCGGTAAGAAGTTTCAGTCAGCGTTAGCTAGTGTGGGCGTTAGCGCAAAGCAATTAAAAGCAGATATTGCTAAAAATGGCGAGCAAGCCTTAGTCGGTTTTTTGAAAAAAATCCAGCATATGCCTAAAGAAAAGCAAATGGGCATTTTGGTTGATTTATTTGGGCTTGAATATGCTGACGATGTTGCTGTCTTAGCTGGTAATGTCAATGTGTTGGAAGATAGCTTAAAAACTTTGCAGCAGACCGATGAAAAAGGCAAACCGAAATATCTTGGTTCAATGGAGCGTGAATTTGCTGCCCGCGCGGCGACTACCGAAAATAGTCTGAAACTGCTTAAAAATAGCTTTACCGAAATTGCTATCAACATTGGTAGCCAATTTTTGCCCATTATCAATAAGGTCATCAATAAAATCCGTCCGCTTATCTATAGCATTACCGATTGGATTGCACAGCATCAAGAATTGGTCGCCGTTATTGTACAAGGAAGCGTTGGGATTGGTGCAGGTGTTGCCGCTATCTTAGCGTTAAATGGCGCTTTTAGCGGGGTATTAGCCGTCTTTACTGCAGGCAAAGGCATTATCGCTGGCGTAAATTCGGGGGTTATGCTGTTAACTAAACTTGTGCGCTTTAATTTGCCGCTATTGTTGCAGCTAGGCTCGATTTTTGGCGGGAAATTGCTTGTGGGGATAAAGGCAGCAACGCAAACCGTTTTGTTTTTGGGCAGCAGTTTACTGCGACTTGGTGGCTTAGTGCTCTCGTTTGTGGGGCGCAGCTTTATCGCACTCGCTGGATTTATTGGCAAGACGGTGCTTGTCGCGACTAAATTAGCACAAGTGTTAATGGGCGCATTGTTTAAAGGCATAATGCTCGCCGGCAAAGCACTGTTCTTTTTAGGGCGCGCAATGCTCACTAATCCGATTGGGCTTGCCATTACCGGTATCGCGCTTGCTGCCTACCTGATTTACCGCTATTGGACACCAATCAAGGCGTTTTTCGGGCAACTGTGGGATTGGGTAAAACTTAAATTTAATGCAACGTGGACGTGGATTAGCGGCATTTGGTCGCAAGCGGCGGCGTGGTTTAGTGGGATTTGGGATAACATCAACGCCTTTTTTCACTCGGGGATTGGCAACATTACCGCCACTATCCTTAACTGGTCACCGCTCGGCTTATTTTACAAAGTCTTTGCCGGCGTGTTGTCGTGGTTTGGTGTCGATTTGCCTAATAATTTTACCGAATTTGGTAAAAACCTTATTAACGGCTTGGTGAACGGCATCAATCGGGCGTGGGATAGCGCAAAACAGACGGTGAGCGCACTCGGCGACAGCGTCAAAAATTGGTTTGCGAAAAAATTAGGTATCCACAGCCCGAGCCGTGTATTTATGGGTTACGGTGAAAACACGGTGGATGGCTTAGTCATCGGGGTCGCAAAATCAGCGATGAAAGCCGCTAATGCGGTGAATGGTATGGGTGAAAAAATGCAACAAGCTATGCCAAAAGCGTTGTCTGTGCCTGCTATTGAAACTGCATTGGCACTCACAAATAAACTGCCACAAGTGACATCAGTAAAAACAGCACAATCCACTTTATCTGCAAAAACAAAAAGCACTGTTCGCAAGCATACTGTTAATCGTGCTGCTGCCGATGCGGCGACTACGGCATTAACAGCAAGTTATTTACCATCATCGTTACGTCAATCAGTGCAGCAAAAATCAAAGCCAAAACCTTTACAAGAGGCATTACAACAGCGAAATGTCGCTGTTCGTGAGCAAACCAAAGATAATGCGATTACAGTCACCTTTAACCCAACCATTAATGTCAACGGTTCGTCCGGACAAGGCGTAATTGAACAAGTGCAGCAAGGCTTACAAATGAGCTTACGAGAATTTGAGCAGATGATTAATCGTGTGGTAGATCAAAAAATGCGGAGGACTTACTAATGAGTTATGCGTTATTAGGGCATATCGCCTTTGATTTGTTAAATGCACCGACAGCGTTGGATGAAAAACACAGTGCGACCTATGCCCAACACGATGTGCTAAGCGGTCGTCCACGTTTGCAAGCTATCGGTAATGAACTGACTGAACTTACATTAAATCTTAATCTGCACTATATGCTTGGCTCGGTCGATGGGCGTTATCAAGAGTTGATTTTAGCCAAGGAAAATCAACAGGCGTTGGCTTTGGTACTAGGTTTCAGCAAGTTTAAAGGCTACTTTGTTATTACTGATATTCAAAGCCAAGCACTTTATACGGACGGTCGGGGCAATACGTTAGCACGTGATATTTCATTGACACTGAGAGAATTTGTGGAAGATCAAGGTCAAGACGTACTCGGATTAGCGTTGCAGTTAGGGAGTAGTTCGCCGCTGGGGGCATTGTTGCCTGCTGGTGCGGTGAAAGCGATTAATCAAACTAAAACCTTAGTGACAAAAGGGGTGCAGCTCTATCAGCAGACCAAACGGGTGATTAATGATGTGCGTAATGCAACAACATTGATCAAAACATTAGCCGCTGATCCGGCAAGTGCGTTGGCACAGTTGCCGGCAGTGATTGAACGTGTTGGTGGCGCCTTAACGCCATTAGGTGAGATGTTAGGTTTGAGCGACAGTTTTAAACTGCTGACACAAGGTATAAGCGGTACCACCTATTTTATGCGCGATATAGCCGAGATTGCCGACAATTTAAACGTCTTTGAAAGTGCGTTTAAACAAGGTTTAAACGACAGTAAACTAAGTGAATGGTTCGATGTTGGTGTGAAAGCGTTAGACAGCTGTGATACAGTGCTTGAACGCCTTAGCGAACCTGTAACGCAAATGACGGCGTGGATTGTGTTACGCGAAGATAGTAACGGCGAGGTGCGTGATGAATAAAGTGATTCAGCACACGATTAGCGAAGGCGAACGTTGGGATTTACTTGCCTATCGCTATTACGGCGACATAGGTGAAATCAATCGTCTTATTAATGCTAATCCTCATCTCTCGTTTTGCGAAGTCTTGCCACGTGGCGAAACCTTATATGTGCCGATTATTCAGGTGAAAACCGATTCGCAAGCGGACTTACCGCCGTGGATGCAGGAGGTAGAATGAATTTAACCGTCAGTCAACCCGACTATCAACTCTTCTACGGCAAAAGTAATATTACGACTGATGTTAAGCCCTATTTAAAAGAACTCAGTTACACTGATTATCTCGCTGATCAATCGGACGAATTACAGGTGACCTTTGAGGATATTGAGGGTAAATGGATCCGCAACTGGTTTCCGACGCAGGGCGATGAATTACGCTTATTGCTTGGCTATGTTGGCGCACCACTGGTTAATCTCGGTGCGTTTGAGCTTGACGAGATTGAGTGGTCATATGACCGCCAAAGCGGTACGGTGGTAACGTTACGGGCGTTAAGCACCGGTATCAGCAAAGCTAACCGCACCTTAAAACCGAAAGCGTACGAAAACACCACCTTAGCGGCGATTGTGCGTGAGGTGGCAAGACGCTTAAAACTGAACGTGACCGGCACGGTCGCCAACATCCCGATTAAACGTGTTACCCAATATCAGGAGCGTGATGTTGAGTTTTTAACTCGATTAGCACACGAGTATAACCACAGCTTTAAGATTGTCGGCAAAACATTGGTATTTACCACGATGCAAAGCCTTGAGCAACGTGTGCCGGTAGCAATGTTAGATTTAACGCAAACACTTTCCATCCGCTTGCGTGACCGTATAAAAGATACGGTAAAAAAGGTTGAGATTGCCGGTTTTAATAGCGATGAGAAAAAAGCGATAAAAGCCGAACGGCAGACTAAAAGCAAACGTCCTAACAAAAAACAAGCGAAAGCTAGCAATGAAGATACATTAAAAGTGGTAACACGAGGCGAGAGTCAAGAACAGATTAATGCACGAGCAGAAGCCGCATTGCATCAGCAAAATGATGATCAACAAGCTGGCGATATTACTGTTATCGGTAATCCGAAGCTGGTCGCCGGCAATACCATTATGCTGACACAAATGGGGATGTTTAGCGGCAAGTATTTGATTAAATCCGCACATCATAGCTTTACCCGTTCAAACGGCTATACCACTAGTCTTGAAATCCGAATGTTAGAATTTATTGAGGAGATAGCAAATGACACAAGCACCAACCCATAATTTTGCAGCGACTTATCAAGAAGGCATTGTCTCGCAAGTGGATGCTAAACGACATAAAATTAAAGCGACAATTCCAGCACTGGAAGATTTTGAAACGGCGTGGTTGTCTTATCTCACTCCTAACGCTGGCGGTAACCAGTTTTATTGCTTGCCGGACGTCGGTGAATTGGTGGCTATTTTGCTCGATGCTCGTGGTGAAGGCGGTTGTGTACTGGGGACGATTTACAATAATCAAGACTCGGCACCGGCATCAAGTAATGATATTTGGCTTAAAAAATTTAGCAACGGCACCACCATTGAGCATAACCGTAGAACCGGCAACCTCACTATCCACACCAGCGGCAAAGTGATTGTGAATAACTGCAATATTGATGTTAACAGCGGCACTATTACCGTAAATGGCGGTGATGTCATTGCTGATGGCATTAGCCTTAAAAACCACGTTCACGGCGGTGTGAAAGCCGGTGGCGACAACACTGGGAAACCGCAATAAAATCTTTAAACCCCTTTAAAATCAATTTTTCTCTCCGCCCTGTATTCTCAGGGCTATGAAGACACAAATTACCCATATCCATTGGCAACTCTCGCCGGAACTTGGTGATAACATCGCCATTACCGGCGAAAACGATATCCACCAATGTATCAGCAATATTTTGGCTACCCAAAAGGGCAGCGATATTTTGCGCCCTGAGTTTGGCAGTCATCATTTTGACTATATCGACCAGCCGTTTGATGTGGCTGTGCCAAACATTGTGCGCGAAATCTGGACGGCGCTAGAACGCTGGGAGACGCGGATTGTGGTGCAAAGTGTGGAGGTTACCGGCGAAGCACCGCACTTTTACTTTGATATTCGCTGGTGCTTACGTGATGACGTGGAGCGGCAAATTTATCAAACCGAGGTGAACTATGGTTAGTCAAGCAAGAGAGGATGTTAAAATTATTGCGGATGATGTCAAAATCATCTTAGCGGAAGCGATTGCAGACTACGAACAACGTACTGGCAAAACATTACAGCCAGCGCATATTGAACGCTCAATTATTCAAACCTATGCCTATCGTGAGTTGTTAATCCGCAAAGGGATTAATGAAGCCTTTTTACAAACGTTTCCACAATATGCTAGCGGTCTAGCGTTGGATTTATGCGGTGAACCGCTGGGCTGTTATCGGCTGCGCGACAAGGCAGCACGTTGTGTGTTGCGTTTTAGTGTTGCCGGTGAGCATCAATCTATTTTAATTCCTAAAGGCACAGTCGTAGCGGTCACCGACCAGCTTAGTTTTGTCACGATTGCCGATGACGTGATTACCCCACTGATTAGTTATGTCGAAATTGAAGCGGAAGCGACGGTTACAGGCACAGTGGGTAACGGCTGGGAAATCGGGCGTGTTAAAACCTTAAAAAGCAAACTTGCCACCGATAAAGAGATTGCTGTTACTAATATTGATGTCACTTCGGGCGGCATCGAAGAAGAAGATGATGACGCGTATCGCGTGCGCATTCTTGCCGCGCCGGAAGCGTTTAATACTTGCGGGTCGGTTGCCGCTTATGACTATTACACTCGCTCAGTCTCACAAGCAATTGTTGATGTTGCGGTCGTCACTCCCGCAGGCGGCAAAGTGGATATTTATCCTCTTACTGTCACGGGTGTGCCGGATGAGCGGCTAAAAACAGATATTAAAAATTATTTATCTGCTGAAACACGTCGCCCGCTTTGCGATGTTGTGACAGTGAAATCACCTGTTGTGCGTAATTATCAAATCATTGCCGAACTGACCTTGTTGCAAGGCTATCGTGAAGATATCGTCAAAACGCAAGCGAGAGATGCCTTGCTGAATTACCTCTCTACCCGCACCCGCAAACTTGGAATGGACGTCGTACCGAGTGCGTTAATGCAAGTGTTGCGTGTAGAGGGTGTGTATGACGTCGTGATTAATCAGCCGGCGAAAATGGTAGTCAGTGCCACAGAATGGGCGAACTGCACGTCAGTCACAATTAATGTAAATAAGGTGCGTCAAGATGGCTAATTTACAGTATCCAACAATCATTGCTGCAAGTGATAAGTTTGTCGCGTTATGCGAGCTTGGTAAGCGTCTTAATCTCGCAGAAAAACGTCAAATTATGACGACATTAGTCGAGTTGTTACCGGATGAAGTGATGCCACTGCTCGCTGAAAAATGGAGTATGACCGGTTATGACGGGATGTTTGTTGCCGATACTACGCAATCCAAATCTGCACTTATCAATAACGCTGTGCAGTTACATCGCTATAAAGGTACGCCGTACAGCATTCGCGAGGTGCTGCGCAAGCTGGGCTACGGCGAAGTAGAAATTGATGAAGGCTTAATCTTACGTGATTACAGCTCAAATCAATCTGTTGCCGCAATTCCACAAGATGAAAAGTGGGCATATTACGGTATCAAACTCTCAAGACCGATTACTAAAGATCAGGCAGAAGAAATTAAAAAAGTCTTACGTAATTATGCGCCGGCACGTTGCGTGCTTGGCATCTTAGATTATAAATCTGCGCCGTTACTCTATAACAACAAAGCTACTTATAACGGCGCTTATAATCACGGCTCAATTTAAATAAAAAAAGGAGACAATTATGGCTGGATTAACAGAAGAAAGTAAGTGGGAAAATGAGATTTATTGTATTGAAGAAAGCGATCCCGTTATTGGCGGCAAAGACGGTATCTCAAATAAACCGCAAAAACAACTCGCTAATCGTACACAATATCTAAAAGCATTAACAGATCAACTCGACAACACAAAAGCAAATCGTACTAATGATGTGATTAAAATGCGAACGATAAATAGTGATGATGCTGAAAATTACAAGTACACAGGCTTTTACCGACCAAACAGCGGAGTTATTGACGGTAAAACGCTGGGAAGTTTGATGATGCATATTACACATCCGCTTTTTAAAAATGCTGAACATGCAAGAGGCATCTCTTTCAATTATGGGTCTGGAGCAGATAATGAAGCATGGAAACTATATACGACAGCATTTAACGCGGCAGGGAATTATATTGGACGCAAAGAAATACTAACAGAGCAACATTGTAGTAGTGCAGTGGATAGTAATAGTGTCAATTCTGTCGCAACGAGCGCCGCAGTTAAAAAATCATACGATAAGGGCGTTGAAGGCGTTAATCTTGCAAATAACAAAGTGAGTAAGTCTGGCGATGTTATGTCAGGATCGTTGTTGATGCGTGCAAAGTACACATTAAATGATAACGATGCCGGATTTTGCGGTTTTTTTTACGGTGTACGCAAAGGTAGTAATGAGGCATACGGTGAGATACCTTATTACGAGATGCATTTTGGGACTGGGGATACGAAATCTTACGCAAAAGGGATAGGTTTTGACATAATCTCTAATCATAAAGCTTACGTTACAAATTGGGATTCGAAAGGGAACTATATAGGAAAGAAAGAGATTTTGACTGAATTACACTTAAGCGACGCCGTAAATAGTAATAGTAGCAATTCTGTCGCAACGAGCGCCGCAGTTAAGACTGCTTATGACAAAGCGGTGTCAGCTTATAACGCTGCAGCAGGTAAAGTCAGTAAAGCTGGGGACACAATGACAGGTGTTTTACGTGCAGTCGATTTTGTGATGAATCGTAACGGTAATCAAAAACTATCTTCTCTTTTTGATGCATTGATAAAGCTCGCGCAGGGTGATGCGACCGGATTCCAGAACATCGTCAATACGTGGGGTAATGCTGGCACAACACCACTGGGAATTACTTATAATTTTACCAACGCTAACGCGTGGTATATTTGCTTCGGACCTTTTTTTGGGAATCTAATTATCCAAGGGGGAAATGTTGTTATGAAAAGCACTAACATAACAATAACCACCCCTTTAAATTTTAAACAATACAATGTTTTATACTGTGATGCAGTTGATATATCAGTAGATATAACTGCTATCGATAGAGATACAACAATGCAGTTAACTTATGCAGAAAATTGTTTAAAAGTTATCACAAAAGTAAATTTAGAAACTATAAAAT